CCCGGTGCTCCTGATGCTCCAGTAACTACTTCAGTTTGTGCATCTCCAACAGCATCGGTTCCTACTATGGTGAAAGTTATTCCACTATCATCAGCCGCCGATAAGATGGTAACGAGCTGCCCAATATTATCACCGGATGTATAACTACCCCCAGATGTTAATGTTCCTCCGAGAGTTAAAGTTGTTGCACTTCCAATACTAGCTGCTACAGAAATTCCATCTGCGTCTAGTGCATCGACAGCTCCAAAAAATTTACTTTTTACACTTGTTACATTTCCCATAATTTTCTCCTATTCTATAACGCTCCCGAAGGAGCGTTATAATTATGAATATTAGTTGGTACCGTTATTTAACTGTAACCAAGTTGCAGTAACAACGCCGTAACCAGCTGACATAGTATCATCTGATTTTGCACTCATTACCAATATTTTTTCCGTTGGATAACCAGCTGTATCACCGTTTGATACGTTAAACATTCTCGGTGCAAGACCAACTGCTTGAGTTAATCCTGCGTTTTCTACAGAAAAAAGTCCCACAGCTTTTGCGTCAACAGTTGTGGTGAAATAGTTATCATCAAAACTGTTAGTCATAGAGCCACCTGCTTGTGACACATTGGCACCAAATTCAACATCTAAACCTGCGGTGTCAAACGCTGTCCAGTTAAACAGTTTAAGTTCTAGTAGACGAGATTGTTTTGGAATCACGATATTGTTAGCCAAATTCTTGCTTGTAGAAGTCGATGTTTCAGCAGCTCCACCTGCAGCAGAACCTGGAACAATATTAAATAAAGATCTTAATGCCCACGAAATTTTATCCGTCATCAAAATCCCCATCGAAATCGCTCCTACAAATACCGCATCTGCAACTACGTTAGTAATTGTTTTATACCCTTTTGCAGAACTTACAGTTGTCGCGTTTGGACCTGTAATATCTTCCGTTTGCGAAAATCCATTAACGTCTGTTCCTGTAACACTAAATGTAAGTGCTCGTTCATCAGCCGTCGATGTAAGCGTGAAAACCATTGCAGGAATACCACCACCGAAAGTCAGACCAGAAACATTTGTTCCTGCTACTGATTCAAGCGTCACCGTTTGAGCTCCTATAGGGTTATTTGCTGCTGTTGCTAGTCTATCAGCATCAGTTGTTGCTTCAAAATAGGCATAGTCAATAGGAAACTGTGCTGAGTTTTGTAAAAACTGAGACGTCCTAACTTGAGTTGCACCATTAGATTGAAATCTTCCAGTCGTTATAGGACCAGAAAAGTTTGTTTTTGCCATAATTATAACCTCCTAGTTAATGAACGTAGTCTCTAGGCCGTCGACTATACGCGTCTACGTTCTAATTAATTGTATAGTAATTAATCTATACCCTCTTTTTAAAAAGAGTGCAAGGTATCCTTAGGCAAAAAATTGATTTTTGATAGCGCTTAAGTGGCTATCGAAACTTCGGCCTGGGCGTCTTTAACTTGTTCAAGACGAGTATCTTCTTCAAACTCTTTGGCAACGATCTCTTTAATAATATCATGGAATTTTCTATTAATTTCAATCATTCGGATATTATGCTTCCCTTCCTTCAGGTGCTCCTGTTGCCACTCGAGTTCCAAGGACCGTATCGTATTGTACAGGTCTTCGGTCATTACTAACCTCCTCATAGGTTATTCTACGGGGTTCATCTCTAAACATTCCCGTTGATTCCCACTTTATACTCTTTTCTCCTAATTTGTCAAGGATAGATTGTTCAATAGATTTAGGATTATCCTCCGCTAAAACTTCAAATTTAGCGTGATAATCGTAAGCCCATATCTGTACTAGGAATTTTTTAAGCATTTCTTACCTTATTTGCAAAATGTGGCGGAACTATGTCCCGCCACAAATTTATTTTGGATTACGCACCCTCTACACCGAAGATACCTCTATAGTCGGATACTCCAAATGAGTATCTTTCTCTAGCTTTGTATCTAACGTTGCCAGTATCGAAATCACCTTCCATAGCAGTTTTTAAAGCTGCTCTTTGGAACATTTTCATACCATTAGGCACATCAGTAACAATATACCAACTGTCAGTATCAGTTAAGAAATTATTCACTCTATATCCTTGAGGAATCATTCCCATTGATGCTACAGCGTTGATATCATTATCTGCTGTTCCAGTTCTGCCTTGAGATTTCATCAATCTTTCAGCGTTGAACTGATTAGCTGAAGGGATAATCATTTTCATTCCTCTAGCTGCTACTCTTAACCCACGTTCATCAGTCATTCCAGCAATGTCGATTAAACCTTGCTCTAATGATGTTTCGTTTAAGTCCGCTTGCGTAGTTAAAGTATTTTTAACCGCTGTTCCACTAACAGTTGTGTGGTTAGTTGAAAACAGAGAAACTGCATCACCAGATTTGAATGTTGCCACTGAGGACAGACCATTATTCAAAGGCGTTACAGCTTTTACTTGCTTCGCATTAGACATAGATCTTGCTAAAGCTTTTGTGTATCTAGAAGCAATTCTATCGTAGAGATTATCTTCGATAGCTTCTTCTGTGATTGCAAATGCTAAAGCAATTGTGTCGTGAGTGTAACGAGCTGTGTAGGTTTCTTGCGCTTCATCGAAAGAAACACCTGAACCTTCAGCTTTTACTTGTGCGTTAGCGAATCCAGATAACATAACTTCCTCTTCGAAAGCTCTGTCACTTGATTCAGTAGTATAAATTTCAGCGTGCTGATTTTCATACCGTTTGTACTCCAGGCCAAATAGTGCATTTAAACCTGGTTCTAGTTCTTTGACTAGCTGTGCTCTTGATATTGCCATGTTATTATGCTCCTATGTTCCAGTTCCGACAAATTCGGACAAGTTCTGAACAACTTCTAGAGAACAATAAGCTGCTGTAAGGTCGTTGTTTTCAACTTCCTCAGCACTTCTTAATAATCTCCAAGAGTGTGTTGTTGCATTCGTTGCGCCGATGTCAAGAGTTGTTGATGATTTACCTGTTGTAGTATTTCCGCCTGTATTGGCAGTTACGGAAAAAGTTTCCATAAATAGCACGTGAGCTGCAGGGACTGAACTGTCTACTGCTGCATCTGAAGCTATAGTATACTTCTGAAAAGGATAATCATTAACAAACGCTTGTGTGTCTTCACTGTTTGCTGGAGTAATTGTTGCGTCATACCAATGCGCCCAAGTGGGTTTATTAGTAGAAGCTGCATTATAGTAGATTCCGTACAGAACACCGACCGTTGTAACGGTAGTTGCACTTTCACCAGTAATCATATAACCGCCTGACGATTTCATCGCCATGCCGTTAAAAAGATCAACTGATGCTGCGGAAGCAATCCAGTACTGAGATAGACCTTGAGTCGCAGGTGTGTTACCTAACGTTCCACTTGGTCTAAACCCAAAACCGGCTGAGTTTCTATTAGCCATGTTTTACTCCTTAATGTTTACATAAATGTAAACGGGTTGATTTAAATCGATGAGTAGGAAATATTATTTCTTTGTACCACCGAAGGTTACGCGAGACTGCCTACTTACGTCAATAGGCATACTCTTATGCTCTTCCTTCATTAAATCGTGTTCTACCGCTTCGTTCTGACCTTCTGCTTGTTTAGCAAAATATTCAGTTCTTTGCTTCGCGATTTCTTCGGGCACCCTTGCGAGTACAAGGCCACCTACCCCGATAATCCCCTTGTATTTTCCTTCAGCGACTACAGGATAATCAGAATCTTTATATTCATCGGCTCTCACCAATTCATAACCAGATCTTATTCTTCCAGAGATATTTTTAGAATCTTGAAATCCTAAACTCTCTGCCCGTATCCATCTGTGCCTGAATCCATCAGGTGCAGGGGGTGCATCTAGAGAAGATGGAGGAGCCCACACTTTTGGTCTTTCAGTATTTGACCGTGTTTGGCTCGCACGAGAAGTTTCTTTTGTTTCTTTTTTCATATGCTTATGCTCCTTCCGTGAGTTTTATTTGTTTTGCATACTCTTCGAGTGGCACACCTAATTTTTTAGCTATTGCTACCTGTGAAGATGTGAGTCTCACAGTGTTGCGTCCAGGTCTTACGCTTCTTTTAGCTGAAGCAACCAACTGATTGGTTTTGGACGTTTCTGTACTACCACCTATAGCAAATTTATGTGGGAAGTCAACTTTTATTCTTTTATTAACTTCAGAATAATAGTCATCCGATTTAGGGTCGAATCCCTCATTTACAAGATCCTTGTGAATTTCAAAGGCAGTAAAGGTCATGGCTCGATCTTTGCCAAACCATGTGTTTTTACTAGCCCAAGCTTCTGCTTGAGGATCAGGTTCCGGTAAACTTTGCGGAGTTTGCTGTGGTAATCTTCCACCGTCTGATAGTTGTACAGGTTCCTGTGCAACTGGTTTATTTGCTTTGGCTTGCTCTAATTTAGCATTATCAAATGCTAATGTTGCAATTTTTTTATTAGCTTCAACTTGAGCTGCTGCATCTCCAGATTCAATAGCGCCTGCTAATTCTTTTTGAGCAGAGTCCATTCCTGTTTTTACATTTTTCTCAAATCTAGACCAATAATCAGTATCCATCTGTTTAAATCGAGACTGATCTTCTTTTCTTTGTACTTCTAAAGCTTGAGCATATTCAACAGCAGCACCTTCTCTACGTTCTGCTTCTCTCATTTTTCTTGTGAGTTTAGCAATACGTGATTGAACACCTTTACTGTATTCCTCTAACTTAGAATCATCTTCTTTAACTGGTTCTTCTTTTACTTCTTCTACAACTTCTTTTACTGTTTCCTGTTCCTTGGTTTCTACTACTTCTTCTTCTTTTACTTCCTCTGGTAAAGTTACATCAACTTCAGGTCCTGAAGTATCTAAATCTACTTTTGGGTTTTCTTGTTTTATTTTATTTTCCTCTGGCATAGTTCCTTCCTATGTTAGTATTTGTGCAGGATATCTGTTGGATCCTGAACCGTTGCTAATATTTCATCTTCATTTAAAAGACGAACTTCTCCACCTTCAATTTCTATACGTGATCCTGCATAACGTGCAAAGACCACCCAATCACCAACCGCGCACCACGGACCGTTTGGATATCTCTCTTTATCCTTATAACAAGAGTCTCCCATTGCAATTACGTTTCCGCATTGCGATGCAACTTGTTGTCGGTCTATAGTTTCATCTCCTAGTAAGAGCCCGCCTTTAGTTTTTTCATCCATTCTAAATGGTAAAACCAGCATTCTCCAACCAGTAGGTTTGGGTAATTTTGTTTTTTCTGTTGTGACTTCTTTTTGTTCTTCTGATCTTTTTAAACCAACTAAATCTTTATTTGGTAAGTGAATTTTTGGTGTTGATGTCGACGACTGTTCCTTCATTTTGCTCCTTCTCATTAAGCAGGTTAGAGATTTCCTGTTTAGTTGCCTCTAAGGCATTTATTTGCCCTATTATATACTTGTATGTTTCCATACTGTCAACCCCTCCGGACGTTACTGAGATTGCCAATTGGTGTATTCTTTTATCTAACCCTCTTTGTAATTTATAAATTACATTTTCTAGATTCATATTAAATCTTTATAATACTTCTCATAACTTTCATTAGATGCATATTCATCACCTAATTTGCTTTTAATATGTGATCCAATATATTTTTCTTTTTTAGGAAATACAAAATTTACTTTTGTTTCTCCTATTTCTTTTTTCTTATTTATTTTATTTTTTACTTTTACCACCACGCTTCATACCAAATCTTCGCCCTGGAGCAGCTACACCCATTGGACTAGCAACTGGAGCAGCTGCACCCATCGGACGAGCAGCTACAGCTGGTTGAATAGGTAATCCACCGCCAAATTGCTTGCCAACTCTTTTGCCACCAGCAAGTTTTTTTCTAGGTTTATTTCCATAGTCATTTCTCATAGTTTCCTCCTATTTTTTATTTTTACCATTTCTAAAAATCTGTGTTCCCTTTATACCAAAAATTGACGCACATACAAGTATCCATAAATTAGTAAACCAACTTGGCAGGGCCTGGAAATGCTCAAAAAACACTTTTATCTTGTCCATAGCCGCCGGATCGTCTGACCAAACCCCATAGGCAAGCACGATTATGGGCAGTGTGAGAATCGCTAAAACGACCTCGTCCTTATAATCTTTGTCTCGGGATTCTAAAAGTTTGCCCTGGTAAGCTTCCTCACCTCGGGCCATCTTAGACGCATGCATGTGTTGTGCATCCGCCATAGCCATTTTTGTCTCTTGACGTTTTTTGTATATGTGACTTCCTGCGTTTAAAGCAAGTTTAATTGCACTGAACCACATATTAGAACCAAGTTACTTTATACGGTTTTTTCTGTTTTGCTGGAACAGAATTTTTATCACCTGTAGCAATATAGTTTTTTCCTCTGATGCTAGTTTTAGATCTAGGATCAACTGTCTTTCCTTGCTCAGGAATCTTAACTTCTGTAGATTTTTTATAATTCCATGCCATAATGTCCTCCTTTTATATTATTTTTGCTAATTTGGGAAATCCTTTTATTAAACCACCCTTATAAGCATGTTTTCGTTTTTCAACACCTGTTATAGTGCCTTTATTCGCAGAAGCATAGAAAACACTCTCTCCTTTTTTACCACCATACTGTTTTTTCATACTTCCGAGTATTTTTTCACCTTTATCTGTTAGAGGCACCGTTTCCTCCTTTGGTTTCATTCTTGCAAGTGTTAATCTATTCTCATTTGCCATTTCTTGCTTCTCAATTGAAGTATCGGCTCTTAATTCCGCTAATTCTTCGTCTTGTTCAAGCTTATCATCCGTAATATCTCTATTTTGAACTAATTTAGCTTGATCAATTTCTAATTTTTTACTCATTTCTTGTTGCTTACGCTCATTCTCCATAGCTCTTAAATCAACTTCTCTAGATTTAAGTTTTAAAAGTGGATCATGATCAAACTGAGATGTAATCTTTTTCTCTTCCTTCATAAAGTCTTCAGTCATTTCTGCAATCAAAACTGCTTTTCGTGCTTCAATAGCTTGAGTGATTTGTTGCACCTGTTGTTGTGCTTGTGGGTTCTGTGCAGCTTGTTGTGTAAGCATTTGTAACTGTTGCATTTGTTCTCTGAATTCTAATTGTACTTGTTCTTGAGCCATTAAACTAATATGCTCTAATATATTTTTCTGTAATGCAGCCATAACTGTTGGATTATTTCTAACCATGTTAGTTGACATAAAATTTAAGTGCGCTGTAACGTGTGCTCTATGGTCTTGACCAGGGAAAGCTTGAAAAGGTTTTCCTCCTAACGAGTCAATGTGTTCTAAAGACGGATCTTTAGGTGCATTGGGTGGTGGTGGTGGTAAAATTCTATCAATATCTTTTATTCCTAATGCTTCGTACATTTTTCTAAACGCCATGTATAAATTATGCATTTGTGGATTGGACATCGCCAATTGTAATCCAGTTTGTGCCAATGTCAGTCTTTGTGACATTGAAAAAATGTTTGGATCAGCAATAGGTAGAATATCTACCTTTTCATCAAAATCAGCTACTTTAATATTTCTTTGTCCACCTACAACATCATACGGATATTCGGGTGGCAGATACTGAGCAAATACTTTTGCTAGTAATTTAAATTCTTTTCTTAGGGCTGAGTATACTCTTTTATGGATTGCTGACATTACTCTTGAACCACGTTCTAAAAGAGCTACGGTCGTACCAACGGCTGCGCCTTGGTTCCCGTCGCCGACTTGCATGTCAGCAATGGACGCGAATCTTTGTCCTGCTTGAACTACAATTGACAACAGCTGCAATAATGTAGCTGAAGGTTCCTTGTATGGTAAAAATACAAATGCATCTTTTAAATTACCACCTGGAGTATCTACATCTTTAAATTCTCCTGGTTGTATTGGTTTAGCGTCATCTTTTACTCTGACACCTCTTTGTTTAAATCCGGCTGGTAAATTTGATAATGTTCCAGCATCTAATAACTGACGGAGAGCCGAAGTTGCTGTACGACTCAATCCGCCAATCATATGAATGAATCCAAAACCATAAAATCCTAGTCCGGGCAGAAATTTAAAGTGGACAAAATATTGGACTTTTTTCCGAGTTGGATCGTTGGGCGCAAAATTCCTTCTGATAGATAAAACGACTCTGCTACTTTCTTCGAGCGTTACTACATAAGGAAGCTTTATTCCTGTAGGTTCCCCTTCGGGACCTACGTCTTCGAATCCTTCAATATCTAAATTAACGTGACACTCTAAAAGTGTATAAACATCTTCTTGACGACCGACTTTAGTCGTACCGGCAAGTGATTTTTGTTTTTCTTCAACTTTATCGCTGGTAATCGCTGGTTTGGTTAATTCGATATCCCGATAAAAACCTGAAACTTGTTGTTTTCTCAGTTCATTTTCCGACATCTTAACCACGTGAATA